CTCTCCGAGTGGGTTTTAAGGACGGGACGCGTGTCGATCGCGTTGTGCTGAAAAACCTGGATTTGGGCAAGGTAGGTCTGGCGAAATCCTTTGAGATAACCAGAAACGCCACCACCGGGGTCACTGGCGCACAGGCTTATCTATTCATCGGGGACATCGTCATCACCAACAGCAGCGCGCCCACTTTGGCCTGGGGCAATATGGAACTGGGGTCTGTCACACTCGCCGCCAGGGTCGATGGACACAGCCAGGAGATACAACAGGACTCAACCGTGACTCAGATAATCATCGACTCAGATCGGGGATCAGGCACCTATACGGCCCAAGACTCAAAAGTGGACAGGGTGATACTCCAAATAAACGGAGCAACCAAAGGGGCCAGTATCGGGGTTTTGGAGATCGACAATGTGGACGCATCGGTTGGCTCGTGGACGTGGGATTACGTTAAGGCTGGCAGTTTGAGCCTCGACGGCACGAATGAATTTGGAAATTCTACGGGAATCGACGTAGCCAGCGCGACGTGGGCCGATACTATCAGCGCCCGGACTATCGTGGACAACCTTGTCGATGTCCCAATTTCGGTGAAGTAGTGAAGCATCTCGGACTCATCGGCGCCGTCCTCCCGTTGGTATTACTAGCCATCGGCCTGATCGGCTGGGTCTTGACCGTCCGGAATGACGTTACCGACGCGGTCAAGCAGATCACCGCCGTCCAGGAGGAGATCGCCGCCATCAACGAGCGGATGGAGAACGAGCGGACGCTCCGGACGAACCTCCACACCGACCAGGCGGGAGACCTGGTTACCATCACCAATGGACTCTCGGACAGGATAAGCGGCCTGGAGACCGACCTCGTCCTGGCTAACGACCAGATGGCGACGATCATGGGGGACCACGAAGGCTTCGCGGACGTACTCCGGGAACTGGGAGAGATAGGGGTCTTGCCGTCCGGGGAGCGCCGGGATTATGGCGGGTATGGCAACCGATGACACGGAGGATAACCAATAAACTGAATAACGGAGTGGACCGGGACGGCTTCACCTTGGGGGTGACGCTGGACTGGAGCTATGTTTTCCTGGGGATATGCGGGCTTGGTTTTGCCGCCCTTCTTTTCCTGGTCGGTCTGGCTTACGGACAGGGTGTCTTATGCGACTCCTAGCACTGCCGGTCCTGGCCGGCATGTTGACCATCATCGGGAGCGGTCTGATGTTGGGCTGGTTATACGAGGGGCCGAGGCGGTTCCTTGCTAGGTTAAAGCGGCGATGTGTTGGCTGATTCGCCATTGGTGGCATCGGTCACCGCTCCGCTGGGAGGTCCGGCGTTGCCGCCTATGCGGTCGGCGGGAGTTGATGAAATTCCAGCCCGATGGGGCAGAGGTCTGGGTTAAAGGCTGATGTGCTGGTTCAACCGGCACTGGTGGCGCCCGCATCCGGAGGAGTGGTCCGTCCGGGTCTGCCGCATCTGCCGAGTTAGAGAGCAAGCGATGTATCAATCGGACACCGGGCTTTACTGGGTACGGTTATGAAGATGACCGCCCTCCGTCCGCAGATATTGGCGGCGATCGTGGCGGCGACAATCTTCTGCACGTTCACGGCCTGGATCGGATGGAAGCTCCAAGCCGTGGAAGTCATCACGGGATTGACCGGGGCATTTATAGGCTTTCTGGGCGGAATCTCCCTCCGGATAATCGACTCCGGGACGGACGAGGACAAGGAATGACGGGGCGAGGGCTACTGATCCATTTCAAGATGGACCGCCCACGGGACCACTGGCGGGAGGTGAGTTGCAAGGAGGTCGGATGCGTCAATTATGCGAATGGATGGAAGACGATCCTTCCGGTGGGCGATATAGCCAACATTGAAATGATACGCCGGTCGAATATGGGCTTCAGGGAGGAGCGCGAGGATGGATTGATTATATTCACCTTCGCAGCGGGTCAGGAGTGCTTCACCGGCCAAGGTGGAGGCCACCGGGTAGCGCTAGAGCGTGACCCGATAATGACCCAGGACTCGAGGATACTCGAACCGCTGCAGTTTATGGATCACTATAATGACCATATGTACAGGAGGAGTGTAAACCATGGCTAAAGAATCAGGTTTAGGGATGAGCGTTATCATCGACGATTCGGGCGGATCGGCCCGGACTATATCCAACGACATAACGAGCATCGACATCGCCACGCCGAGGGAGGAGCAAGACATCACCGGGCTGGACAAGTCGGCCAGGGAACGTCTGCTACTTTTGGCGGACTTCACGGTGGCGATCTCGGGCGTCTTCAACGATGCGTCGAATATGAGCCACGATGTATTCAAGACGGTCTCATCGACCAGCGTGGCGCGGACGACAACCCTGGCAGTCTCCGGCCAGACCTTGCCGGGTGAGTTGTTCTATACGGACTACGCCTTGAGCCGGTCGGCATCCGGGGAGTTGACCTGGTCGGCTCCCGGCGCCCTTGCCGGCGGCGTTGTCCCAACGTGGGCGTAAATGGTCGCTATTAACGGGACAACGGCCAAATCCAAGAAGGGATTCCGCATCCCCGACCAGACCGCCCACATAACCTTTAGCGGGACGGACTACGACGGCGCCGAGATATGGGTCAAGCTGAATGTCAGCTTCGCCCATTACATCGCTTTGAGAGAAGCCGCCGAGGGAGACGACCAGGCCAAGATGGCCGAGTTATTCGGCGGCGAGGTCTTGATGGAGTGGAACCTGGAGGACGCATCCGGGGAGCCGGTCCCGGCGACCGGAGAGGGGATGCTCCAGATTCCCTTGTCGTTGGCGATGCTCATCGTCCAGCATTGGATCGAGGCGGTGTCGGCGGTGCCTGTCCCTTTAGAACCGCCATCCGGCGATTTAAGCACGTTGGCGGCGGCATCGACCGCGACGGGCGAATGATAACCAAACCTTGGGAACTGGAGGAGGCCGAGTTGATAGACGGCCTCTGCCAGAGGTATTCATGCCTTCCATCCCAGTTGATGGCCGAGGACGTAACGCTCCTCCGCATGGTGGCGATAGTACAGGAAGGACAACCAGAGGGCGATGGCTAACCAGGTCGAGATACAGATAACCGCGGACCCGAAGAACGCCGAGGCGGGATTCAAGAAGACCCAGTCGTCCTTCGGAAAGATGGCGGACGGCATCAAGAAACACCGCAAGGCCATCGGTGTCGGTCTTACGGCGATCGGCGCCGGGATAACCGCCCTTGGCGTCTCCGCGGTCAAGTCCGCCCAGGAGGAGGCCATCGGCATCGCCCAGTTGGATGTTGCCCTCAAGAACGTCGGGACATCCTACGATGCCCAGGCCGCGGCCATCGAGAAGGTCATCGCCGCCCAACAGAATAAGACCAACTTCGGGGACGAGGCCCAGCGGGACGCCCTGATGGGTTTGATCAGTGTCTCCGGGGACTACGAGTCCGCGATGGCGGCATTGCCGGCGGTACTCGATTTGGCGGCTGGTAAAGGGATGGACCTGGGCGCGGCCTCGACCCTGGTGGCGAGGGCCATCGGCGGCGAGACCTCCGCACTCAAGCGTTACGGGATCGAGGTGGAGAAGGGCGCCGGGGCCACTGAGGTTATCTCCGCCATCATGGCGAAATTCGGCGGTCAGGCCGAGGCGGCGGCGGACCCGATGGTGCAGCTCAAGAACCGGGTGGGCGACCTCCAGCAAGAGTTCGGCAAGGCTTTGATGCCGGCGCTGACCTCGATGGAGGTCGTCCTGGAGAAGGTGACGGCCAAGCTGATCGCGTTCTCCACCGAGCATCCCCAGTTGACCAAGGTCTTGATGATAGTGGTCGCGGCCTTGGGAGCGGTGGCCCTGGTGGTCGGGCCGCTTCTGTTACTTCTGCCGACGATGGCGGCATCGATCGGGATACTCAGCGTGGCCTTCGGATCCCTCAGCTTATCCATGCTCCCGGTGACATTGGCGGTCGTGGGCATCGCCGCGGCCATCACCGCCGGGATATTGATCTGGCAGAACTGGGATACCATCGTCAACGCCCTCCAGGTGACCTTTGAG